GTGGTGGCCCGGACGGACGAGCTGCGCGACGATATCAAGGCTGCGCTGGATGATCTGGTGCGGCGACCGGGATCGGTTGTGCCGATCAATACCCGTCAGGGTGAGCTGAGCGTCTGAGAACATCAATGGATTTCCCCGTGCCAAGGGGGAGTGAGCGCGGACCCACAGGGCTTCATCGCGCCCGGTGTCCGCTTGTGTGGACCCCTATGCGCTCTGGGCTTGGCAGGCCGGGCGCGATGGAGAATGAGAATGCATCCTGAAACGCTCCGTCAATATCAGTTGATGAGGAAGAACGATGGACCGGGCTTCTTCGCAGATATTCTTACTGGGCCGCACCATTTTCATCTGACGTATGGAATCTTCCATGTTGCGAAGGAGGTGATGGTTGCCGAGTGCGATTTCGCTCAGAAGTCTTGTGCTGGTGAACTGAACTTTCCGATATCGGGTCGCCTTCCAGCCAAGCATGTAATCTTGACATTGGACAGGCCGGAGAGGGGTACCGTGCAGGGAGGGGTGTACATTCTTTTACAGCATGGTGATGAGGTTGTTTGCTTCGTGGTGCAGAACGGGGAGGCAAGCCATATTGGCGGCTATTTTCCCGGAACAGCCTCTTTCTCTAAAGCAGGGTCTGGCGCAAGTATGTGGCAGTGGCTCTTGCATCTTGCGTTCATGGTTTCGCTCATCAATGAGCCTCGCATCGTAGAATGCAGCCCGGCCGCAGGCCTCGACTGGACGAGGCAACATCTGAAGCGTGTGCAGGCAGCTACAGGGCAGGCCGCCATGGCGTTTTCGACTGTGCGCTGGAAGATTGGCAAGCGAACGCAGGCGATTGGAAATTGCCTGACCGAGGAAGGTCACCCGAAGGCCCTGCATTGGTGCCGTGCGCACTGGAGACGTGCCGAGGAAGGGCAGCCCAAGGCCGAATGGGTGAATATTCCTCGCAAAGGTGGCTGGGGCTGGTACTGCTGGGCTGCTGATTGCTGGAAAGGACATCCGGACTTCGGGATCAAGTTGCAGCGCCACGAGCCTTACATCGAGGGTGAGCCGAGATCACGTTTCGTGGATGGTCCGAAGATTTTGGATGAAACCCGGTTTTCCGCAATGGCTGCGGTGCAGCGCGCGGCGTTGTTTGAGGCCGGATATGCGCCCAGTCGGGCGCTGAACTGACGGCTTCGTCATGGTCCTGATGTTTGGGGGCGGTATCGGCAAGGGCATCCCGCCGTTGCCGCCGTTCATCACGCCGGAAGAGATTCTGGGAGATTCTCTGCCACTTCTGGACCCGCCCAGCCGGATTTCGGTGACGGATGCGGCAGAGCAGTATCTGAAGGTGCCGGTGCAGGGCAACTGGCAGGACTATGACCGGACGGTCGCGCCCTACACGGTCGAGCCGCAGGACATGAGCCAGTCGCGCCGGTTCAAGACCGTCTGCTTTGTCGGGCCGTCACAGAGCGGCAAAAGCCAGATGCTGCTGTCGGTTTCGACGCATGCAATCATGTGCGCGCCGTCGCCGGTGCAGATCATCCATATGACCAAGACGGATGCGGATGCCTGGGTCGAGGAAAAGCTGGACCCGGCGCTGATGAACAGCCGCTTCCTGCGGGAGCGGTTGGGCACGGCGCGGGATGACAGTACCTTTGCCCGCAAGCGGTTCAAGGGGATGCGGCTGACCATCGGCTATCCGGTGCCGAACCAGCTTTCCAGCCGGTCGCAGAGGATGGTTCTGCTGACCGATTACGACCACATGCCGCAGAAGCTCGGGCCGAAGGACTCGCCCGAGGGTTCGCCCCACGGCATGGCGCTCCAGCGTATCCGGACCTACATGAGCCGGGGATGCGTGTTCGTGGAAAGCACGCCGGCCTTTCCGGTCGATCCCGAACAGGTCTGGGAGTTTGACAAGACCGCGCCGCACCGGCTGCCGCCTGTGACGAACGGGATTTGCAAGATCTACAACGAAGGCACCCGGGGCCGCTGGTTCTGGGAATGCCCCAATTGTGCCGAGCTGTTCGAACCGCGCTTCGACAGGCTGGTCTATGACGAGACGTTGGAGCCGGGGGCCGCTGGCGCCACGGCAAAGATGCAGTGTCCCGATTGCGGGCACCGGATCAGCCATCGCGAAAAGGCGCGCCTCAACACCCTCGCGGCACTGGGGCGCGGCGGATGGTTGCACGAGGCGCGGCCGTTCGATGCGGAGGGCAATGCGCTGGTGGACGAGCGCGGGCACCGATTGCTGGTGCGCATCGACGATCCGCGCATTCGCCAGACCCCTGTCGCCAGCTATGCGCTGAATGGCGCGGCGGCGGCGTTTTCTGGCTGGGATGAGCTGGTCGAGCGTTATGAGACAGCGCGCCGGGCCTTCGAGGTGTCGCAGGATGACAGCGATTTCGCACGGGTGCATTACACCGATATCGGAGTGCCCTATGCGCGGCCCGATGGCGATGATCAGGATCTGTCGGCTGCCGCGTTGCGCGAGACAGCGGTGGAGCTAGTTGCGATGACCTGTCCGTCCTGGACGCGGTTCATCACGGTGTCGGTGGATACGAACGGGTCGTGGTTCGCGGTTCTGATCACCGCATGGGGACTGGACGGCAAGCGCATGGCGCTGGATCGGTTCGACCTGGTGCAGCCGCCGGAAACGGCACCGAAGGCGCGGGACGCAGAAGGAAGGTATCGCGCGATCAACCCCGGTAAATATGTCGAGGATGCCGAGGTTCTGACCGATCTGATGGAACGGTCCTATGCGGTGGAAGGCGAGGACTGGAGCCTGAAGCCCTGCGTTGCAGTGGTGGATTTCAACGGCCCGACCGGCTGGTCTGACAATGCCGAGAAGTTCTGGCGGCGCCGCAAGCGCGAAGGCAAGGGCGCGTTGTGGTTTTTGTCCATCGGGCGGGGCGGGTTCAAGCTGTCGGATCGCGTCTGGCATGTTTCGCCGGAACGCGGGTCACAAGGCAAGAAGGCGCGGTCGATCAAGCTGCTGAACATGGCAGTGGATCGGCTGAAGGATACCGTTCTGGCCGCGGCGGCGCGGCTGGATCATGGCCCCGGCGCCTATCTGTTCGCGGCGTCGATCGAGAAAGAGCGGATCGAGGAAATGCTGGCCGAGCGGCGCGGGGTCGATGGCTATAGCAAGCGGCCGGGTGCCGGGCGCAATGAAACCCTCGACCTGTCGGTGCAGGCGCAGGCGATTGCCGAGCATCGGGGCATCAACCGGCTGAACCCGGACGATCCTCCGGGCTGGGCGGTGCTGGGCGAGGTCAATCCGTTTGCAACCTGGACAGGGCAGGCGGCGCCGCCACCAGAGGCCAGCGAGGACGCTGCGCCGCAATACATTAACTGGCTCAGACGGTGAGGTTCCCCCATGGCGATTGATCAGGCCGAGCTGATCCAGATGCGTGATGCGCTGATCCGGGCCCGCGCCAAAGGCGTGAAATCGGTGCAGCTGAATGGCGAGCGGGTCGAGTATCGCTCTGACGCAGAGATGGCCGCCGCTATTGCGTCGCTGACCGCACAGATCGCAGAGGCGCAGGGCGCTGGCGGCTTCGTCGTCGGCTATGTCACGACCGGGCGGGGCCTCTGATCATGGGCTGGATCGGAGCAACCCTAGACGCGCTGGTCGGCGAATTTTCCCCCGAAGCCGGGCGGCGCCGGGCTCTCGCCCGTTCGGCCGCGAAACTGGCGATGAATTACGACGCCGCTTCGCGGGGCCGACGCGCAGCGGGATGGAAGGCGCCCGCGACGGATGCGGACGCTGCCGCCTTCGGTGTCCGGGCGAGGCTGCGGCAACTGAGCCGCGACATGGTGCGAAACCGCCCCTACGCCGCGCGGGCGCGCGAGGTGGTGATCTCGAATGTGGTGGGCACCGGGATCGTGCCATCGGTGGTGCATGAGAATGCCGAGGTGCAGGCACAAATAGGGGCGGTGTTGTCGGAACACCTGCTTACCCCGGCGCTGGATGCACGGGGCGAACTGGACCTCTACGCCATGCAGGAAGTGGTGATCGGCACCGTCTTCACCGATGGCGAGGTGCTTGCCCGCCGCCGCATCCGGCGCGGGAAATACGCCCGTGATCTGCCGTTGGGCTTTCAGGTCGAACTGCTTGAGGCGGATCATCTGGACGATTCCGTCACCAGCTGGGGCGCGAACGAGGTGATCGAAGGCGTCGAATACAGCCCCATCGGCGATATCGAGGCCTATCACCTGTTTGACGAACATCCCGGTGCGGCGCGGATGCGGG